CGCTCAGCGCAAACAGGTAGAAGAAGTTCTCGCTACTCGTTACCAAGGCGACGATCAACTGAAAGCATCTTTCGACTATGTTGAAAAATCAGTTGTGAATCCTGCAATGACAACTACAACTGGTTGGGCCGCCGAGTTGGTTCAGTCTGACATTCAAGGCTTTATGAACACTCTGCGCACAACTTCGGTTGCAGCCGAGTTAGCCGCTAAGTCCCAGTCATTGAGCTTCAACGGCTATGATTCAATCACAGTGCCAATTCGCAATGCCCTTGGCGCAACATTGACAGAACCTTCGTGGGTTGGTGAGGCGGGTGCAATCCCCTTGACCCAATTCTCATTTGGTTCTGCCAAAATGAATCGTTACAAGTTGGCTGCAATTACCACAATGAGCAAGGAAATCGCTGAGCGTTCAACTCCTGCTATCGAAGGTTTGTTGCGCGATGCTTTGACTGAGGCTTATGGTCAAGTGCTTGACAACGCTCTGTTGTCCGCAGGCGCTGCCGTTCAAGGCGTTCGTCCTGACGGTTTGTTGGTCGGCGTTACTGCTGGCACCGGCACTGCTGGTGGTGGCGAAGCCGCTGTGATGACCGATATGCGCACTATGATCACTGCATTGACAAACGCTCGTTTGGGTGCACGTCCTGTGTTGATCGTGAACAGCGCTAACCGCTTGAACTTGTCCTTGATGATGAACCCATTGGGCCAACGCGCTTTCGCAGACGAAGTGTCTGCTGGTCGTTTGCTCGGTATCGAGATCATCTCTTCAATGCACGTTCCTGTTGGCACCGCCATCTTGGTCGACGCAAGCACAATCGCTACTGCGTTTGATGCACCTACCTTCGACGTTAGCGATGTTGCTACTGTGGTTGAGAGCAACGCCAGCGGCACAGCTCCTACAATGGCAGCGACTGCGGCTCAAGCCGCTATCGGCGCGGTTGGTACTGCTGGCCAAGTGCCTGTTAACTCAGGCATCGCGGTTGCTGGTTCTACAGGCGCTGCAAGCGCTGGTTATCAGGCTCGCTCACTGTGGCAGACTTACAGCCTCGGTATTCGCATGATTGCTCCTACAAGCTGGGCACGTCTGCGCGGAGCCGCTGCAGTTCAGTCCATGACAGGTCTGACCTGGTAATAAACTCCCCCGCTTAGGCGGGGGTTTTCACAAACATCTTTTGGGTGTTTGTGTAAGCCACAAGGAGACGATATGTCTATACTCATGAAGAACATCGGCGGCTATCGCCGAGCTCACTACATTATCCAAGACGACGCCGACAAAATGGTTGCTGAAGGTACTGCCACAAAGCATCCTGGCTACGATATCTACGAAGAACAAGACGCAGAGTATGCGGTTAAGGTGATGGCACCTAAGCGCGGAACTCGTAAGAAGGCCGACGACCAGGAAGCAACTGAAAGCGAAGCATGAGGTTCATCGATAAAGCCAAGGCGCTCATGGGCTTTGAGGGCGCATCTCGCGGCCCGTTCAGCGGCATGGGCGAACTGGGCAACTTCTATGGCATCGAGTCATATGGCGATGGCTGGCAGCGCAATCTGGAGATCAGCGACTTCCAAGCCAAGAACGTGCCGACGGTCTATGCGTGTGTGATGGCCATCAGCCGGGCAATCTCCCAGTGCTACCCAACCCACAAACGCAAAGAGGCCAACGGCGTTGTTTCTGAGGTGACCAACTCGGCGGCTTACCGCACGCTGCGCAACCCAAACAGCTACCAAGTAACGCCCGGCTTTTTGCTGAATTTGGTGGCAGCAACTTTATTTGATGGGGAAGCCTTTGCGATTGCCAGCCGTAACGACCGCAACGAGATCACCTCGCTCAACATCTTGCCCCGTGGCGCTTGCTCCCCCATCATCGACCCAGAGACAAAAGCAATCTTCTATTCGGTTGGCGCTTCCCCATTGGCCAATGGTGGCTCTGACTTCATCGCTCCAGCCCGTGACATTTTGCACTTGCGCTTTCACACTCCGCGCCATCCTTTGATTGGCGAGTCGCCCATCAAGTCGGCAGCGCTGGCCATCGGCATCAACGTGGCATTGTCGCAAAACCAAGCGGCCTTCTTTAATCGCATGAGCCGTCCATCGGGTGTTTTGTCAACCGACAACACGCTGACCCGCGAGCAAATGATGACGCTGCGCTCGGCCTTTGAGGAACAGTCCAAGAAGTGGGCTTCCGGCGGCATCCCGATCCTTTCCAGCGGCCTGAAGTTTCAGCAGCTCTCGATCAGCAGCCAAGACGCGCAGCTGGTCGAGGCTCAACGCATGAGCCTGCAAGAGATTTGCCGCTGCTTTGGCGTGCCTCCGGCAATGATTGGCGACATGTCCAACGCGACACTCAGCAACGCCGAGTCGATGATCCATTCCTTTATGTCCATCTCGCTGGGCTCTTACTTGGAGCACATCGAGCGAGCCTTTGACCGCTTGTTCGCACTGCCCAACAACGAAAGCATCGAGCTGGACACCTCTGCACTGCTGCGCACTGACTTTGCCGCAAGGATCGACGGCTTGACCAAAGCGATCCAAGGCGGCTTGATGACCCCAGACGAGGCCCGAGCCAAGGAAGGCATGAGCCCCGTCGATGGCGGCGGCGTTGCTTACCTCCAGCGGCAAATGACACCCATCGACAAGATTGGCGATGTCCTCGATGCGGAGATCAAGGCAAAAGAGACCCCACCACCAGCGCCAGCAGCGCCAGCGGTAAGCGATAATCCTGACAACGAAAAGCCAGAAGCGCCCGAGAAGTCAGTTGACATGGAAGTCGCCAAGGCGCTGATCGAAAACATCTTCACAAAGGCCCGTCAAAATGCTTGAAAAAGACCTCGCCAATTTAGTCTCGCCCGTGGTCGAGGCCGTTGTCGCTGTAGAGAAGAACCTAACCGACCTCAAGGCAAAGGTCGACTCGCTCGAGATTACAAATGGAACCGACGGGAAAGATTCAGATCCTGTAGAGGTAGCCAAAGCGCTAAAGTCCGACAGTGATTTTGTTGAATCGCTTCGCGGTGAAAAGGGATTACCTGGTGCTCCTGGTGCAGATGGTGCTCCTGGTGCAGATGGCGCAGACGGCAAATCAGTTAACCCCAACGAAGTCGCTGAGGTTATCAAACAGGACTCAAATTTTATAAGCCTGCTTCGCGGAAAAGATGGTATAGGCATAAAGTCGTTATCCGTTGACCCCGACACTTCGATCGTTACATTCACGATGGACAACGACCAAGAGGTCGAAGTTCCTCTTCCTGCGGGAAAGAAGGGTGAGGCTGGCTTACCAGGTGCTCCTGGACTGGATGGTCTGGGGTTAGAAACTAAGGCTTGGAAGCCTGGTGTGTTTCGCGAAGGGGTTTATGTAACTCACGGCTTTGGCAAGATCTACAAAGCGGTAAGAGATACTGCTGACAAGCCTGGAACTCAGGACTGGGAGCGGGTTGGAACGTTCGGTCTTGAATGGACTGGTCTGAAATCAGATAGAGAATACGAAGACGGTGACCTTTATATCGACGGGGGTTCTAGCTTTATTTGGTGGAATGGCAAAGGACACATGTTTACGAAGCGTGGGGGCCGCGGAGAACAAGGTGAGAAGGGGTTAGATGGTCGTGATGGTTTAGACGCTGCTACGATCGTTGCATTCGAGTACACCAAGTCAGGGATTAACCTTGCTTTGAGTAATGGCGAAGTGATCTCGTCCGACATTTCAGGTTTGCACGATGTTGTGAAAGAGATTTCACAAGGCGCTGTGCTAACTTGGATCGATTCCTATTACACCCAGATTGAGGAAGAAGGTGGAACGCCTATTCGTTCATTCAAGGGTGAGTACAGATTGAGCGAGAGTTATTCCACAGGCGATGTGGTAACTTACAACAAGGCGGCCTGGGTTGCTAGGAAACCTACTAGCGTCAACTACTTCGACGACCAAGTCTGGCGCAGGATGTTCAGCATGGGCGCAGGCGGTGGCGGCGGCGGGGGTGGTGGTGGCATCACAACCACAAGCAAAGTGCTGGCCGATGGTTCGCTCAACATGGGCAACTTCAACATCGTCAACGTGCTTGACCCGCGCACAGGGCCGACAGGTGCTCTGGATGCGGTGAACAAGCAGTCGATGCAAGCGGCGATTGCCGCTGGCTCGCTGTATCAAGGCACATACAAACCAGCAACTGGTGGGCCTAATATCCCATTCTTGGCAAACACTGCGTTTACAGCGCCAGTTGGCAATACCGTTATCGGCAAACCAAACGCAGCCGCCCCAGCCATCAACAGCCCCTTGGACATTTTGGTTTGGTTCAACATGAAGGGCAAAGGGCTCGATAACTTTGCAGCGGTATTGGCCGCGCCTTTGTTGTTCGATGTCACCTTCTCAAACGGCACGCACAAAACCTATTTGCTACCCGCTGGCAATTACGCCGATGCGACCGCCGTGCAGACTGCCCTCAACGCGTTGACGGGCACCGAGGCCAAGTTCCTCACCTACGTCAACGGCGCAGACTTCTGGGTAGGCGTAGAGACACCGCCTCAAGCTTATGCCACCTCCATTGTTGGCCAAGCTGGTGGCGGTTTCCCTGACTACGTCCCCGGCCCCGCTTCGACCGTTCTCAACACTTACAACTGGGTGGTTTCGACAACCGACCCCAACGTGCCTGAATATGCGCCTCCTGGTTTGCCTGGAATCCCCGCAGGAACGAAGCTGAACAACTCCGACTTGCTGCAGT